ATCTTATCTTCTAATACCCATTTTATATCTTTTACAATTTCTTCGTTTGTCCGTTCAGTCATAACTATATTTATATCGAGTTTTAAAAAAATTTTTGTTTGATTTTACGATTACGTAATGACTACGTTGAGGATTACCTATACCTGTGCTCTGCTAGCTCTAGAGTTCTGGTGTTCGTCTACACACGTATATATAATGTCCACGTTCTTCATATCTAATGATCAATGGCTTCCAGCGAGGAATTGTACGTAATGTCTTACAATAGGCTTCACAATAGCCAGGCTCCCAATCCTCAATCCTTATTTTGTAGGGGCGTTTACTGTAAAAGGCCTTTTGTACATAAATCATAAAATCGACATCTGAAAATGTAAATGTAAGACTACTAGGAATAGTAACCTTATGAGCCTTGAGATTCTTGTAAGCTAACTTCGTGCCATTTTTTAGTATGCTTCGCATCCTAAAGTAATATTTATAATAGCATTGCCATGGCTTTGCAATGAATATAGCGTTTGGGGAGCCCTGTTTACAGGGACAGGGTAGCCCTGTTTATATCCAATTTATATCCAACTGTTAACGAGTGGAGTATATAATACAGCTATAGGGGAATAGAAGGTTATAATAAATAACTTTTAACAATTTCAAAATCTGTATTTACAAATATTATACGAAAAATAATTCTATCTATATTACATCTATCAACATAATGTTCATATTTACTAACATTTAATAAAGCACAATCATAGTAGTGTTTTTCTTCACCAATAATAACAGCTGAATCATCATCACTTAATTTAATATTAATACAACATTTACATCTTGTATCTTTATGTATTTTAACTTCGTTACCAGCAAGTTGATGATAAAATCCTACACCCACCTTAACTTTAATTAATTCTGAATAATAGTGTTGTAAAAATTTACCATAATCACCTACTTTAAATGTTCTTCTCCATTTCTCATTATATTTACTAAACTCTTGTGGATTAGATTCTTTAAATTCCTTTTTAAGTAAATCAATTTGGTGATTATGTTTAAATTTAAAAATTTTATTGCTCATTCTAAAGCCGTCTTTTTTATCAGAAAAAATCTACGAAAAAAAAATTACATCAAAACACGTACAAACTTGGATAAGATGACGCTTATATCTATAAGTGTTCGATATTGCATTTATAGATTAGAAAAGCCAACTACTTTTGATTAGGCCTTTACCGATATTTAAGGATTTAAATCAATCGTTGAGCCCCTATGTGTAACGGCCCCTGTGGTATTTGAGGTTTTGGTACCATCAATGGTCTCTATCTTCCAGCCCATAACCCTGGAGGTGTAATTGCCTCCTACCTTTAGGTTATAGTCACCACCTGCATTAACATTGATCTTCCCTTCACCCTTGGTTACTAGGTTTATATTACCCTTATCTACCTGTATATTGACATTAGCATTAGGCCCTACCTGTATATCGTAATTGTTATCAGCCTCACCAGCCTTATTGATATAGACCTTATGGCGGCCATCTATGCTAATGTCGGATTGGCCCCCTATACTAACCTTGCTATTGCTTGTAATAAGCGTATACTGGTTGGCCTTTATAATGTCTACTCTATCATCATTGGGGTTATACTCTATTGAGGATCCGCCCTTATGTGCTAGGTAAATTCTTTCGGCATCTTCCGTATCGTCAAATTCAAGTATATGGCCGCTTTCAGATTCGTATACATGGTTAAAGGGATAAGAAGCTGCGTATGCAATTTCTGGTTGATCCCAATTATCTGTATCGGAGGCCGCTATAGCGTAACTGCTTGCGGCCGTTAATGCGTCAAAATCGGCTGTGGCTATTCCCGTAATACGTCCTTCCCTACGTGTAACAAGACTAGGCGCAAGCTTATCGCTATCATTAACGGCCAGTCTATTCACGTCTGGCTCGTCTATATTCCTAGGGTAGGCCTTATTCGGGTCGTAAAATCCTGTTTCGCCTGCGCTTTCGCTAGGTCGGCCAGGCATACTCCCCATAATAACAGGCTCCTGTGCGTAATGAGAATCCCTAAAGAAACCAAATACCCAGCTACCTTCGACAAGGCCTAGAGGAGTTTGCCCTATGCCTGATATGCCAGAAGATGTAATGGGAAGTACGGGAGCGGCCCAAGGTAAATCGGCCGTAGGTAGTATAAGCTTGTCCTCGGTATGATAACCCAAGCAGCGAACACGTACTCGGCCTGTAAAGGTCGGGTCGGCTCTGTCCTCAACCACGCCCACAAACCAAATGAATCCGTCGTGGCCTAGGAAGTGTATTGCGTTATTCATATATTTCCCCTAGTGCGGATAAAAAAATCCCATAAACTGCCGTATTTAAAGCACTCACCCTAATGTATTTATCCGTATTTAAAGGTCCTGCGTAGGCGCCGCCATGCGCTAGCATTACCTTAGGCCATACTTCGAGGTTGCTTTGTTTTGTTGATATCTCTCTAACCATACTCTGGTCCATACTCTTACCTGTTTTCGTCTTTCGTTGTGGCCTATTCTCATAATAAGCTGTGGCCTTCTCACTATCTCTATGTATCATATCCTTTTCAAGGTTTCTCAATTTGTCTTTGCTATTGCTTTGTACATAATTCAATACTGCTGAATAGTCGGCCGCTCCACTGGTGTAAAAAATCGGCGTACTCGCAGTATGCTCGTAGCCTTCTCCATGTTTTCTATCCCTTTTATTTGTATTCTGAATCATCGCTTATATTAACTGGGTTACCTTCATCCTTTTGTATTATTTGAAAGGCACCCATTTTACTTGATAATGGTCTTTGGTATGTTTCCTTTATGCAGGTGATAACTGATTTATGTATTTTAGGAGTGAAAGTAAAGCTATGTCTAATAGCAGTTACCAACCAACGGCCACTATGGTACTTATCACTATCCTGATATTTCTCACCTCTTTTATCACCTCCTGAGCGTGGTATATTAACACGTATAACATGCCCTATATTAATATGTGTATTACCAGGCACCTCCAACGTCATTTCTAACGTATCAAACAATTGTAATGATGATTGTCTATCTTGTAGTGATTCATCTATTCTATACCCCTTAGCCATGTTGCTAGTGTGTATATTTGCGGTGTTTGATACAACCATTAGTCTTGCATCGGAGTAATCCGAAATCATTTTATAAGCTGTTCTATCAGACCGTTTTGAATCAGCCATGCTTAAATCACCAGGATCATAATGAGCCTTTACAATTAATCCCTGATAAAATGCTTGATCTCCAGTTTCATCACCCCTTTCTAAATGAGGAAAGGAATTATATTCATCTATGTAATTGTGTACTTTTGTCTTAAAGGTTTTATTGTAAGAGTCATGGGTAATCAATTTTGACGCATAGGTTCCCATACGCTGTGATTTAATTAGGTCAGGTAATTTTGAAAAGTTATATTTGTCCACCAATCTCATTAAAGATTTAGGTTTCTCCCTAACATTAACAGTACCTCTTGCCTCTACTGTATCGGGAAAATACTCAAACATATCAGGATGATTTACTATATTTCCACCCTTGATGACATAGAAAAATGAATCCATTGACCTAAAATGAAAGCCTTGTCCATTTTCATAGAATACATAAGCTGGAGCAGAAAGTGTATTTGGTACAGCTCGGCTAGCAATCATATTGATAATATCTAGTGGCCGTTTATTAGGTGCAACAAATTTAAAATTATGTGCTGTTGGTTGTATATATAATTTTCTTTTACTATTCAATCCCCAATCTTTTTTAAATATCTTAGCAACAGCATCATCATATGGTCCATCAAAGGCTCTACTAATTTTTATATTTTGATTTCTTATATTTTCTGGTGAGGTAAAAGCTAATTTAATTTCCTCTGTACGAGCATTAAGCCTTGCACGTGTTTCAACTTTATATACGGCCATGTAGATATTGGTAAAATCATATTCACCTTCCTTGTACTTGGATTCCATTGGCGTTCTAATTTTAAAACTCAAATACTCATTACCAATAATAGGCAGCATATTTACAACGTCTTCGGTATCTGCAAAAGTAATATCTCCTGTCAAGCAATTTTGATATATATCCTCATAGATGTTTAGTTGTGTAACATTGGTTGTAATACCAACCACATTGCCATAAGGAGATACTAAAGCAATTTCACTTACCCTAAAATCTCCTGGGTACTGTAAACTATAATCATCATATAACAAACCAGCCATTTTATTTTCTCACTAACTGAGCAAATTCTTCAACAAATTGAGATAGGTATTGTGTATGTAAAACTTTAATAAGGCTCTTGTTATCCTGTAATCTTTGTTCATACTCCATATTAGATACCGATGTAGCACCTGATTCAGTACTATTAACCTCAATCGTATGTGAATTATCCAATGACGCTGTAGGTCCACTCGTTTGTGCAATCTCATAATGATGTATAGCACCTGGGTTATCATACTTAGCATCCAGAAAATCTAAAAACTGCTGTTCACTTAATGGCCAACCATAAAATCTATCTGCTACATTATTCATTAATAAAATAACCCAATAATAGTCTACCGTATCATAAAATCTATAAGACACCATTTCAGGTGTTTCACCAGTAACAACCCTATATTTGTCAAACATCACAGCTTGATTTTTAATCCCATCCCGTACTTTAACTCGCCTTAAAAAATCAGTTATAAGCTTAGGTGACGATGCTCTGGTTTGCACAGCATCATAATACATCTTAGGAAAATATGAAAAATAGTGTGCCATTTTTTAAAAAGTATCTGCCCCTCCACTACGTAACGTTGTTTCATGTGTACCCCTAGATGCTCTCCTCTTATCAATTAATTCTAATTCCTTAAATGTTAAACTAATTTCTGTTCTTACTGGTGGAGCTCCTGTATCATCTGGTCTGTAAGTAACATATTTTTCACTACCACCATAATTAACTTTCATATTTTCTAAAGCACAATAAGTTAACTGATTTAAATAATTATTATCATGTCCTCTATACATATACCTAATTGTAAATTCTGCTGGTACTCTAAAAGCAATAGCTGCACCAGTTCCTAATTTTTCAGGTAGCATATGATAGGTAAAAGTATCTATAATATCCTTAATTTCTTTAGCTTCTTTTCTATTTCTAGGCGTCAACGAAAAACTGTATTCAAATTGTCTAAATTCAAGACTTTTAAAAATCATTTCTTGTAAAGGAGCAGCAGCAAGACCTGTTTTTCTTTGCAACGCAACCATAGCTCCTCCAGTGTCTCCAGTTGTTCCGAGTGATAATATAGATTGGACAAAGGCTGCCGTTTGCATTCCTGCTGAACTTAAAGCTTCGCTAACAGTAGTATTACCTTTTATAAGATCACCAATTAATGCAGAAGCTCCTGATATAAGTCCTAACTCTCCTTGTTCATAATTTGATGTATAGCTAACCGATACGTTATCTGGCATATAGAGTACAATAGAATCTTTAATTAATTTTACAGGTTTGGAATTAAAAATTCCTCCTCCAACTCCCACATCATCAAAAAATCGTTCTCTTGTAAATGTATCATTAAAAGTTTGTAACGAATCAGTAGATATATTCAAATCTGTAGCAGGCATTTCAGTTTTTACATCTGTCCTAGTATAGATATTAAAAATCATATAATGGCCATTAGCATTTTCTAAATCTAATGGATATTTAAAAGTTTTGCCATGCAAATTTGAAGGCAATAAAGCTCTGTTTCCACTTTTTGCTATATCACTAGCTTTTAGCTTATAAGGCTCTGAACCTTGATACATTCCTCTTGGACCTTCACCCATTTTTTTCTCCCTTTGTAACTATTTATCCCTTCTCTAGTAAACTGCCTTTAATGCCAGTATTGTATTATCTACATTTTTATTTAACAAATTTGGCAAAACCTGTGTAGTATTTGCTGTTTGAATTGTATTATTGTTAGGTGATATAACTGTATTATTTGGTGTTTTAGGTAATATCTTTTCTAACATATTTTCCATAGTTGCTGTTTCTAAACGAGCTCTTACGTTTGTTCTTTTTGATTCAATGTGAACCAAATCAGCGGCAATTATATCTGGTAAATCTGTTTTTGCAAAATGTCCCTTTTTCCGTTTACTAACTTTTTTAACCATAGCACCTGTATAAGCACTTTCACTTACCTTTTCATCTGCAACTGCTTGAGTAGTTGCTACCTCCTCAATTGCACCTTCAGACACTTGACCAGTTTCAGACAATTCTTTTGCTTTATCAATATCACGTTTTGCAATAGCAACATCCATTGCAACACTACCTGCCGTACCAATACCAGGAACCATACTCATAGCACCTGAAGAAACTTCCATAGCCGCACCTGTAAAATCACCTTTTGCAAGCTTGTGTAGACCAAATCCTAAACCTGCCAATAATCCAATTACTGGTATTTTCTTAATTGCTGATTTAAGTAGTGTTTTACCTGCTGTTTTAGCAATAACTTTTGTACCTGTTTTAGCAGCTGTTTCTGTAACCTCTTTAGCAACTATTTTAGTTGCAGCTGTGGCACCTGTTTTTGCAGCAACTTTAGCAGCTGCAGGCGCAACTGTTTTAGCTGCAGTTTTTATCCCTAGTGTAGTTGCAGCTTTAGTTAAAACTTTAGCCCCTAAACTTTTTAATGGTTTCGCATATTTAAGCGCAACTAAACTACCTGCTATTGTTTTGAAATTATCTCCAATGAATGAGAACGCTTTATCAAATATACCACCTTTTCCAGTGGATTTACCAAATGCACCACCTTCACCTGTATTTTCTACAATGGCATCTAATTTATCTACAATTTCTACATGTTGTTCTTTTTCTTTTTCAAATAATTCTTCTCTTTGTTCTTCACCAGTGGCACCTTTTCCAACTTTTCTTAATCCTGCACCTACACCTGCTGGTCGTTCTTTTTCTGATTCTTCAAATACAGCTCCACCTACATCTTCACCAGTAGCAACATCTATTTCTCTTTGTAAGTCTTTTCTACTTGCAACTCCAGCTGCTCTGGCCTTTGTTTTTTCAGCACCTCTTAAACGTCCTTCTCCTGCCTCTTGGGTTGCTATTTTTCTCTCAATCATACCACCAATTAATGGTAATCCACCAAGAACCCTTTGTGCCATTTTAAGTGGTTTGAATTGTTTGATTAAATCTTTAAATCCAAATTTCATCCTAGTGAAGACATTTGCCATAGGATAAACTTCTGCTAATGTTGAAGATATAATTTTACCTACATACTCTTTTTCAGGATTACTAAATTTACCAACACCTGTATCTCCAGCCTTATCCAGTTGTGCAAGCAAAACTTTCCACTCATCCATTGTACTTCTAAATTCAACAAACCCACTAGCATCAGCAAGGCCATCCATAGAACTTACAAAATCTCGTACCATATTAAACGCTTCATTACCAATACGCTTATTTGAAATATCATCCTGATATTCTTTAGTAATTGAGGATTGTTGTTGTAAAGCATAAGTTTGAGCCGCTTGCGATATTGCGACTTGTTCTTTAACTTTGTCGCTTCTTTGTCCCTGTAATATTTCCTGAAATGATTTTTTTGCCATTTAATTATTTCTTATTTTTAGGTATTGTTGCACCTGGTTTACCTACGTATAATCCAAAGAAAGCAGCGCCTGCACCCACAATAGTGGATATAAACATTGCTTGTGAGTTTGTTGGATCAGGTAACTGCATAAACCAAGTTACTGATTGATAAAATGCATAAATGTATGCCAACATTATAAGTCTAGGTATAAATCTAAACTTATCTAATAGACCTGCTGTCTTATTATACCAGGTAGGAGCATCCTCACCTGAGTCTGGGACAAGGTCGCTTTTCTTTAATTCATATTCTTCGGTTGTTTTTTTAACCTTTATTAAATCATCAGCCATCTGTTTTATCCATTTCTCATCCGTTGTTGCTCTTTAATTTTCTCATTTTCTTCTCTAATATGTTCTACTAACATATCAATATATATTTCCCTTTCCCATGGTATCATATTCTCTAATTCTGTTAATGAATATTTATGATGTTGCATTAACAAAAAATTCACCCGATAGTAGTTTTCAAGGCTTTCATGTGAAAGGGTAGTTAAAAAAAATCAGCAGCCCCATTAAACACTAACGCAAACTTTTTATGAGTTTTTGGATTTACGTATTCAATTTTATGTCTAATTCTAGGCATAGTTTCAAAAAATACCATCAACTTTTTATATTGATCCTGCGTCAAATTGTTTATATACTCCTCAACTTCCTCATCGGATAAATTATTACGGTCATAAATGTCTTTACCTTTGTATATTGATTTAATACATTCGTTCAATACTTTAAAAGCAATTTCTGTTTCTGTTTTTTTACTCTTACCACTATCATAACTCATTATAGTAGGATATTTCAAAACAACACCATAACCAGAGGAAAATTCAACTGTGTCTTTATGATCTTTATTGGTTGTCACCTTGACTTCCTGTAAGTTTAAATCATAATTAACAATTTGTTTTTCATCATCTGGACATTTCAACCTCAATTTAATAATCTCACCAATTGACTTTGCTCTTATTTGTAAATACAAATATTCAAAATCATATATTGGTAACTTTGAAACATCAATTTTTGGAGAAATCACACAAGCCTGAACCGTATCGGTTATTGCTTGTTGCATTTCCTCATCCTTATCAGCTTCAATCGCCATTAACATAATCTTTTCTTCTTTTACTAAAAAAGGTCTATATGTAATCATATCATATTCAACTACTAAAAGAATGGTGGGAATACTTTTCCACCAAATATTCTACCAGTAGGGAATTTTGTTTTAATTTGGTTCCATACATCACGGCCTGCTCTTCTTATTTCAGGTGGTAACCTACTTAATATACTACCTAAAAAGCCACTACCCATAAACCTTGGGTCTTTAATTTTTCCTACACCATCTATATCACCAGTAGCAATTCCTCTTTCATGGTCATGTAAAGTCGCATTTGACCGCCAATATCTATAATTAAATGTTACTGTTTGATTTGCAAATTCATTAGATTTACCATAACCCAAATCTACCGCGGCAACAGTTTTAGGATAAGCCTCTAACAATTCACAATAATATCCTGATAATGTCAACCTTGCTAAAGGACCTGTTGAACCTAATATTTCACCAGAATCGCCTCTATGTGCTGACCGTTCATTTCTATTTTCATGCAATGGAAATATAAACACTTTTCCTATGTACTCATCATAAAAATTAGCATTAAATGTTCTTTGATTAATAATTAAATTTTGCCATGTTTCAAATACTGCTCTTTCCGATAATTCTGAATCAAGCATAAATGTTAAGTCCATAGGTGAAAAATTTAAGCCTCTAGCCATCATCCTTTCTGGTCCATAATAATGATCAGCTGTTGTATCTAATACTGTCCTTTCAGGTAATTTTGCTCCTGAGCAAAAAAAGAACAACCTTTCTCTCAAAGAATCTTTTACACTTGTATGAAAATTTAAATCTGTAACGTATTCTTGAAATTCTGGCCAACTCCCAGCAACATCTGATGGTTGCAATGCTGTTGGAAATTCTAGTACTACCAAATATTTAGCAGGTCTATATAAGCCTTCAGCACCTGCAACCATTGACCTAAATCTGTTTATAGTAGTTTCAGGATTGGCCTTTTGTTCTTTTAATCTTTTTCTTGCTTTCTGTGGATCAAATCCCTTATCTCTAGGCAAACCTATTCTAATATCAAACGGTCCTGGTATTGGTAATCGCTGTCTAATTATTGCCATTAAAGAAATCTCCTTTGCATACACTACTTTTTCACTTGCTTTTTTAAATCTTTGTAAAGGTAAATATATCGCTGACGGTGCCTCATCCATATTTATTCTTAAAAACCCAGTTTGTGTAAACCCATACAAATATCTTTTAATCGTTGGTTTTACAATACGCATACTACTAACATCATCATAACTAATTTCAAACTTATCACCTTTATCAAACTTTTTATTACTGGCAAATACTTGCATACGTTCTAGTAATCTAAACCTTAATGATGGTGGTAAATAATGAAAATTCATACCTAAAAACCCACCTGGTGTAGGCTCTAAAGGTAGTACTAAAGGAAATACATCATAATAGGGTAACGTTAATCTTAATTTAGGGTTATACCCAAACAAATTAAGTCTACCTATACTAGGTCTTCCTTGTACCTTGCCAGCTCTTATTAATTCTCTTGCTGTTGTACCACCTGCAAGTCGGCCGACCTGTTTACGGTACCAATCAGCAGATTTTCTTGTATTCGCTGTTTGCTGTTTAATACTATCAAATATACTTGCCATATAGTATATTTATATGTATTTTTAGAATGTTTTAAGATGGTCTTCTGTTAATATAACAAATTTCATACTATGCTTTTTGCACCACGCTTGTGCTGTTTTCCACTTGTTCTCATTTTTAAGATAGGCATGTAATTGCTTATAATATTTTGATGTTT